CCTTAACGCTTATTGCAAATCTTGGCCTCTTTCTTTATATTTATAGTATACCACTAGGATTATGACAACAAAAGACCCAAAAACCGAACCAATAATAGAAGAAAAAGAAGAGAAGGAAGGTCCTTCTTTTATCTCAAATCTAGTCCAAATGATAATTTTATTTTGGAGTTTAGCAGTAATTTCTTTTGCATATTTTGGAAACTCAACCAGACAAATTGATACAACTTTTGCTGCTGGACTTTTAGCGTCAGTAATGCAAAATATGGGATTACAGGTCAAAAACAATAGTAATGGCAAGAAGCGGCCCAATAATGTAACATCAGGTAAAGATCCTTCAAGTAAATGAAAAAACTTTTGTCACTTCTGTTAGTTGCAGGTATTCCAGCAGCCTACGCAGACTTAAATCATTCAATAATGTCCACAGTAAAACTAGAGGCATTATCAGCAGCTACTAGCTCAGATAAAGTTGGTAGTTCTTACAGTATCTCAGGTAACGGAGTTGCTACTGTAGATTCTAATGATGCTGCTACTATTGGAGGTTTTGGTGCGGTAACAGATGGTGTACCAGCTTTAACTGTAGTGACAGCTTCACAAAGCACTTCGGGAGATAGCTTCTCATTCTCACAAAGTTATTTAGAAGGAGATGCCACACCAGCTTCAGCAGCAACAGTAGGTGAAGTTCCAAACTTTTCAGATATTACATCTTCAGCAGCAGCTAGTGTAGGTACAGCAGCTATCGGATTGGATAATCACTCTATAACACTAACTCCAGGAACAGGAACAGGAATAACATTAACAGGACAGTTTGTTACCGACTTAACCATTGACTAATGTGGAGGACATTACCTTTTGTTCTACTTATATCTAGCCCTGTCTACGCTGTGCCTGTGGTTCCTAGCTTCACACAAGGTAGTTCTAGTAGCCGAACAGAAACTACCACAAATATTACAGAGACTATACGAACAACAAACTATAATTCTGGGTACACATATTCAGTTACAGGATCAGGTGTTGAGCATGATGGATCGACTATCTCTGCACCAAACGCAACTGTTAATGAAACTGTAAACGGTACGACTTATACATGGACAGGCTTAGATTTAGGAGAAAAACCAAACTGGACACAGACAGTACAGGGAGATGCCTTTCAATTTACCGAAGTTTATACACCACCTGGTCTAGAGTCAGTTTCAGACGTAACTCGTACGATCCAATCAGAAAGCGTAACAGATACAACTACAATATTCTCGCAATAATAGGATTATTCTTTGGGAGTCCAGTGTTTGCTAATACCTCAAACACTGCGGCTCCTATGGCATCCGCATCTGGTTCCGTCAGCAACTTTGCGACCCAAGTTTTGCAGGGAAATACTATAGAAAATCATTATGGCAATGGTATAAGATGCCAAGGCCCACAAGTATCATTTTCTCCATTTCTTACCAGTAGTTTTAACCAAAAACGTCCACAAGACTACACATATATGACACCTGTGTACGATCCAAGTGTTGATGATGATGGAAATTTAATAAACCCAGGAAATATTTTATACTATCAAGAAAACTATAGTGGCAATAAAGATAGTCTTGGACTTAACTTCGGTGCTGCATTAACATTTACTTTTCCATTGGATCAAAGATTTCAAGATCAATGTTTAAAAGCAGCCACGACCCAAGAAAAAATACAACATCAAATACTGTCTAAGGAAAGATTAAATTACGAATTAGCAAGGCTTAAAAATTGCGGAGAATTGGCAATTAAGGGAATATCATTTTCTCCAGACAGCAAATACGCAGATTTATGCCGAGATGTAATAGTTACAGAGCAAAAAAATCAGGTATTACCGCACACTCACAAATTAAAGTAGACAAGTCACGGGTATTAACTTGTCTACGGATAATTATTCTACCTTATCTTTCTTCTTTGTCAGTTTCTTTATCAGGTTTTTAACAACTGGTTTTACTAAATTAAGAATGATCGGAGCAGAACAGCCAACCAGAGCAAGGCTAAAAACCCCAGTAAACTGTTTAAAAGACGGAATATACTGGTCGATGAACGGTACGTCTTCATAAAGAGTGATACATTCTATCCCATTTGTACCACGTTCATAGCCAATAACACGTTCCAGCTTTTTATCGTTACGAAAATCTCCAATTCTTTGATCTTTTTTACTAGGACAAGGTGGTATTACAAGTTCTTCTTCTTCTTTCTTTTCTTTAATCTCAGGTTGTTCTGGTTGTATATCTTCTTGCTGTTGTTGAGCTTGTTTTGCTGGTGCGGTGTATTTAAAGTTTGCAGGGTTATATTCCAGTGGTTCATAACTAGGGATATCAAACGTTCCACAGGCTTGATAAGTACCTAGCTCATCTTCATTAATTAATCCTGTAAGGTTATTTCTATGAGCATCAACACAAGCTGGAATATCAACGACTGGTTTATAAATTAAATCTAGTATTGGTGTTTCAACTTCCCAAGGTCTTATTTTTGGAACGTAAACCTCTTTTATTTCAATTTTTAGTATCTTCGTCATCTATATCACCAATAGAAATAGACCAGCCATCTTCTCCAAATGTACCCTTTTCTATTATTTTAGGTTGTTTATCTTCTTTATCTAATTCTTTAAAGTACTTTTTTATTTCATTATCAAGTTCTAAATTGAACTTTTGCATACGCATCCAGCTTACTAACTTGTCTATATAATATTTAATTAGTTTTTTAAAAAATCCAAAAACCATTAATCAAAGGCATCTCTCTTCTTTAATATCTCTACTTCTGCAAAACATTTAGGACAGGATAAATTAGTCATTATTGAAAATTCGGGATAACCATTCATCCCATCTTCAATATCAATATCACCACCTATTATTAATTCTGTATTACACCAATAGCAGTTCATAGCGGTAACATTGGGCCTGTAATTTTTGGTAACTTTTTATCAATCTGGTCGGGCATTATTTTATTTACAGACCCCATTATTTTCTCTAGCATCATCGCTTCAAACTGTGGACTTGTTATGTAACGATAACCAGCATATCCAGCACCAATAGTTGTAAGACTAATGACAAAAGATAAAATAGACAAAACTGATGAGATTTTATTTAACATGATCAGACTATTTGTATTACTAACTATTATAGGTATTACACCTCTCTACGTCACGTCAGGAATAATTTACAAACAAATAACAAAGATTAAGTAGCAATCAATCCAAAAGTTCTTAATATTGCTAAAGCACTTTCAAGTTTAGATTCTAGCTCTACACAAAATTCTAATAATTCAGTTGTTGTTGCACTTGCAGCATCAGAAACAGTAATAGATCCATTAGCAGTTGGAAGCGTACCAGAACTAGCTGAAACTGTAATATCAGCAATAGCACTTTGCTGTACAACAGGTGTTGCATTAAAAAATGCTAATTTCTGTGTCGTAGCAGTTCCTATCTTTGTTCCTGTCGAAGTATTGAAAGCAAAATCTACACCATCAGCAAGAGTTAATAGACTTGCATCTATAGAGAATTGAGTTGATAACGTACCAGCATTTTGAACTTGGAAATTTAACTGCCCATCTTCTGTTCCATCACTAGCATCAATAATTTTTGCTTCTATTGTTGCATAATTAATTTCTTCGGGTGTACTAGCATCATTTTTTCCTTCAAAAATAATTGTAGATAATACATCATTATCTTGTCCAGCACCACTGGCTCCTCTAATCCTAGAAAATAAAAGTTCAGCACCACTAGCAGCCTCATTAGCTGTACATTGTAGTTGCAACATTGAACCAGCGATAGAATCAGTTATGTGTAACAAATCTTGAGGGGATGTTTCATTAATACCTACATTGATATTTTGGATTCTTATTCTTGACGCTAACGTACCAGCGGCACTTGTCATTATGTCTAATATTCCATCCTCTGAAGCATTTGTTGTGTCTTCTATTTGAGCAACGATACTGGCATAATCAGTTGCATTTCCAGCAGAATCTTCTCCTCTATAAACAAGATTTCCTAAGACATCATCGGCAGCAGGTGAAGCAGAATTTCTAAATAAAACTAGGTCAGGTCCAGAATCTAAACCAGCGTCGCTATTTTCTATTATCACCTGATCAGTCGTGTCTGTACTAAACAAATGTAATTGTGCAGCTTCAGTTCCAGTTCCTAGTTTCAATCCTTGTGTATTAAAAGATGCTACAAGTGTCTGATTTGCTGATACGCCAATGTCATTACTGCCACCTCTGAAAAATCCTGTAACCCCTGTATCACTGACAAAAGTAACACTTGGATTAGAAACCGTTCCATCAGGAATGTTTTGCAGAATAGTTGTTAACTGTATCTTTTTATTTTTATTGGCATTGGCAGATTCGCTTATATCAATAACAGGAAAAACATCAGTAGCAACTGGTGCGGTTAATTCAGTAAGTGCTGTGATCTTCCTGTCTGCCATTTATTTTTCAGTTGTTGCTTCTATCTTACCTTCTAATTTGTTAAGCAACTCAGTTAGTTTTTTTAATGATCCTTGATTTTCTATAATTGGCTGTGTTGCACTATTGATTTGTGTTTGCTTTTCATTTATTGCAGCTTGAGCCTGTTCTTGTATTTGTTTGATCTCCTGTTGTAGTAAAGAAACTTTTTTAACGTCTATTTCTAGCTGTTCTTTAATTGTTGCGATTTCTTCTTTTATTAATTCAACAGGATTTGTCATGTTTTTTTATGTAATTAAATAAATTATAATTAAAAGTTTATGAACCTTCAAGTGCGGTTACTTTAGCTGATAATTCTTGTATTGCTTTAACCATTGGTGCGATAAATTCGTTATACCTTAATGCATATCTATCAAAAGGTGTTTCGAGTGGTACTTCTTCAGCTTTACCATCGGCATCAATTTCAACTTTGATTCCAATTTCATCTTTACAAAAACCTGCAAAATCTGTGCCTGTTTTACCTAAAGTACCAAGCAAAGTTTCTATATCCTGTGCAATGAGTCCATAGTGTGTCCTTGTTTTATTGTTAAATTTATATGAAACTGGTAGTAATTGATTTACAAAATCCAAACCTAAATCTGAAGCAACTATAGTATTTTTCTCATTTCTATCTGATGTTGCTATTGATCCATTTGTAGCTCTAACATCATCCCATCTTTGACTTGATCTTCCTAAGTCATCAGCATCATCAGTTACAGGGTGAAACGCACCACTGTCCATTTCATAATGTGCCGAGGCACCTACAGTGAATGTAATATCATTATTAGTATGGTCATAATCTATCTGTCCAGCATTAGTATCGCCAGAATCACCAAATTGAATCATACAGTGTGATGAAGTGTTATTAACTTGTAATCTCAAAAGTGCATCTGATCCGGTATCAGTACTTGCGCTGTAGACCCAACATAATGCATCATCGCCATCATTGTCTCTATATACTTGTATGCCACTTGTGGTTGTGTGTAGACGCAATTCGTTATTTTCATAAAGCTCCACCGATGCATCATCTCTAAAGTTTGCCATAAGTTCTGATCCATGTTTTATAAATAAATCCCCAATGGCTGTATCAATAACATTACCTGTTCCATTTACATGAGTAATAGTTAAATCGCTACTTGCACCAAGTTTTATTGATTTATCATCGGGTAGATCCAAGTGGCCTTTCATTGTAACATCACCATCAGTTGTCAGTATCCATTTATCAACTTGTGAACCACTTGTATCATTCATAATATTAAACTTATTATCACTAGCAGATGACTCCAACATCCATTGGTCGCCATTATCATCTCCTTCATCTGCTGTCAAACGCAACCTTGCATTGGTTCCTTCAAAAGCTTTTATATCTACTTCGGCTAATCCGTCTGGATCTGTAATTGTAATCCCTTGAGCATCTAATGTAAGAATTGTATTACCACCTCTTTGAAGTAGAAGCTCGCCACTGCCATTTTCGTTGATTATGCTATTACTGCCGTTATGAAAGATTTCAAGGTCACCAGACGCACCAAAAGTTGCTTTAGCATTATCAGCAAATTCAAGTGCATTATCTGATTTATCAAAAACTACGTTAGCTGCTGCTCCTGTAAAAGTAACATCGCCATCATGAGTCGCACCATCATCAGTAACCGTTCCAGTGATATTCAGTCCAGTGGCACTTATATTTAGTCTTGTTGTACCAGCTATCGCAACATCAAAATTACTAGCACCAGAACTAAAAATACCAGTATTTAATTCATCTCTAAAACCAAGAGCAACCGCACTAACAGATCCATCTTCAAGTGTTAACGTACCATCAAGTTGTAATAATTCTACCCATGCATCATTAGCACTATTTCTTATTTTTAATATTCCTGTATTCGTATCAGCCCACAACATATAAGCCGCAGTTGTACTAGGAGCAGAGGCACTACTGTTATTTGTTAAGACTGCTTGTAAAGCATCATTTAAATCTGAACGAAAACTAGCCCCTGATTGGTTCGCTAAATTATAATCATGTGTTGCCATAAGTCAGTTATACCAATGGATTTGAGAGTTTAAGCACCTTCCGCACCGAAGCCATTTGCATGGTATGAAAATGTGCGGTCAATAGCTGCATTAGAACTATTGAAAAAAGTAATTGAAAATCCAGTTCGAGTTTCACTACTAATTACATAATAGTCACCTGTAGCCATATTACTAGCAGTTATGCCTAATTTAGGTGTTTGATAAAAGGCTTTACTAAAAGTTACCGCCTTTGCACCGGCACCGCTAGTTGTGGAATCACTCTCAGTTCTATTTTCAAACTGTAGTATATAACCTAATTCATCAACTAAAGGAGTTTGATCTGTAAAGTTTGTTGTTAAATCTGCCTTAAATTGAAAAACTCTTCCTGTAAACCTTCCATTCTCTAACGGTACAAAATCATCATAACTCTGAGAATCTTCCTGGCTAAATTTATTCCCATCTTCAAGTAAAATAAATTCACTGTTTTCATCTTCTATTTCATCATCACTTGGTGCGTCATTACTTTTTCTAAATGAAATTACACAGTTAGTCTCATCAGGTAAAGCACCATCAAAATCTGTCCAAGTATCTATATTAGTAAAATGTAAATCAATAGTGTCATTTGGATATAAACCTCTGGTTTTTAAAGTTCTTTTTAATTCAACGGTAAAAATCCCACCAAGATCAACTTTATCTTTAAAAAAATAAGTCCCAGTTTTAAATAATTCCCCACCAAAATCTATATTACCTAGGTAACCTTCTTCAAAATCAACCTTATCATCAATTAAATCTTTATTATTTAAGACTAAAGCATCATATTGAGAAGAATAAAAAACATCATTTTTTTGTCCTTGAAATTCTGGTGATGTTGTATCTTCTCTAACGGTAGAATGAAGTAATTTTGGTAGATCATCAGGTAGATTTATTATTGCAACTCCAGCATTAACAGATTTAAGATTATTAGTATTTTTAAACTTAACGAGATAAGTCCCATTCATTAATGGCAAAATCACATGGTCAGTATTTGCTTGTACTTCTCTTAAAAAAGTAGAAGAAGGCCATTCTGCTGTGCCATCGGTAAGTTGTGAGTGTCTTATAATTGCGACTAATTCATTTTTATTACCAGTAAAGGTATCTGGAATCTTCCATTTTAAAATTACCTCATTTTTTGTTGTGGCTTGAATTGTTGGCATTTTTACTCTGGGTCAGGTGGAACATCAGTACTGATGTTAACTGTACCAGTGGAACTGTTGGTTCCTGAAGCTGTAACCGTCTGTTCTATTTTTAAGGGACTAGAAACTTTTTCTGGTAAAAAACCTACAGAAGCTACGGTTAATAATACAGTGTCTCCTTCAGCTAAGCCGTCATATTCAAAAGTCGTTGCAGTATAATTTGTTAAAGAAGTTTTTATGTCATCGTTAACTGAAAATACTAAATTAAATTTAATTGCTTCAGCATTTGTTCCTCGACTCCACTGAAATAAAGCCCTAGTAGTAGTTTGGTTATTAATTTTTATATCTAAAAAAGTTACAACACCATCAATAGGTTTTTCTGGCGTATTATCAAACGTAGTTATTAATCTGTCATCTGAATCTAAATTTGTGGTCCCAGTTGTATCGTCAGCCGCATCATAGATACTGTCATTATGTTGAACCCCTGTAATTGTATAAGTCCCATCATTATTGTCTGTAATATTAATACATCTAAATTTTTGTTTTTGTACTGAACTTGTTGATATTGCATAAACAGATTGTGCTTGCGGAGCAGAACTAAACGCATTTGCGACAGTAATCGTTGTACCGCTTGAATTGGAAATCTCTCTTGTTTCTAAAGTACCATCAGCCAAAATACAAGTTAATTCTTCATCGGAACCTGCTGGTAACTGAACAGTTTGATCTGTTGTTATAACTGTTGTTGTAGCTGAACTTACCCTCCCACCTGTTCTTTGTCCTGCCCTCATGAAATCAGCAACAGCAAATACTTGGCTCGGCAAAACAAAAAGACCATCTAAACCAGTACTAAAAGTAACTATTTCAGCATCCAACTCTTCACTTTTTAACATGTATTGTCCCATTCTTTGTGCTTGATGTTTTGAAGTACAGCCAAACGCTACAATTTCTTTTTCCTGTAATCCAAATTTATCAATTAAATCTTGATCTTGAACTATGATTTGGTCAACTTTATAATTATTATCTGGATCGTTATAATTTACTCTGATTTTTGTTGATCTAGTTTTTACTGACGTTCCAGAATAATTAAACATCCCTCCAATTACATTTGAGTTGTTATAAAGATGAACAGGGTCAACAGGAAAACCGTCTAAGTTACCATGATCGGCTCCAACATTAACAGTATTAGATGCCCAATATGTCATACCTCTAAATGTACTTGCCAAGTATTGAAGTAATTTATAAGCAGAGGTCTGGTTTCCTATAACAGTATTAACAGCAAATCTGGCTTCTTGTTTACCATCTGGAATGTCTACTAAGTCATTACAGTATTGAGCGATAGGGTATAAATCAACAAGACTAATATTATCTATACTTACAAAATCTCCAGCCCCATAAGTTGTATTGGTCAACATATCTAAAAAGATACATACAGGACAAGTAGTCCACACAAGTGAATCAGTTGCTTCCCCAGTTTCTTCATTAATAGTTTGTAGAAAATTACCATCAAATTCACCTGAGAATTTCAAACTGCCAGTACCATTTGAGCCAGTTCTTACAGCAGCATTAGAAAAAATTCGTACCTTTTTACCCTTTATTAAATAACTTCTTGTAGGTAATTGAGGAAATGCCTCACTTGAAAACTGTAATCCTACACAAGCTGTATTTTTAAAATTATCTGATGAAGAAGTTTTTAATAAAAACGAAGTACAAATTAATCTGTTTGCTCTTTTATTTTCTAACGGTGTATCTTTTGGTATTTTTTCAAAGTGTTCTCTTCTTATTTCATAATCGTTTTCTTTATCAGTAATTTTTTCAATTCTTACAGTATAAGGTGGATGCCCATCTAATTGAATGTTACCCGTTTTCCATTGATAATTTGATGTTGAAATGCCTTCTATTACTTTTGTAATGTCAGCTTTCTTTTTAAAACCTTTTTTCTGAGATTTTATAAAAATTCCTATAGTTATTTTTGCTGAAAATAACTGACCACTAGCAATACCTTCTACAGCCTGACAAAATAAAGCTGGAATTGTAAATATTATTTCTAATTTATTAGCATCAGCATCAATTATCTTTTTTAAAATTTTACCTCCCCCATAATTTCTTGATTTGACAGTATTATTAGTTTTTAAAGTTTCTGAATAATTTGAGCCAACTTCTTCATCAATACTTATGATTTCAGTTTTTCTAGCTTCTTGAAACTCATCTAAAACATCTTGATTAGCAGAACCAAGTCTTAAAGAAACATCTACATCTTCTGTATCAAAATTGCTATTACCTGACAATTTAGCAGGTTGGTCATTCAATAAAACAGAATCAAATAAATTATTTGAATCTAATTTAGTAGCAAAACCCTCTATCGGACCTTCACATAAAAGGTCTAAGATTTTTATTACTGAGGTTGATTTTAAAGACATAGCTTATGAAAAATTATATCCGAGGTTTTCGACCTTAAAGGTACATTGATTTTCTGTTACTGCTATATTAATTATTTTAATATATACTTGATAACGATCTTTATCTGTAATAAAGCTATAAGGAAGTTTTGCAATAAATAATCTTTTTTGTCCTTTTTTCATAAGACCTTGTATTGTCATCTGATGTTGTCCAACAACATCGTTAGAACTTTGTTCTTTTATTATGACTTGAAAAGTTATAAATCCATCAATTTCTGTTGAATTTTTATCAGCAACACGATCTATAAGACCTGCTATAGAAAAAGCAATACAAAATTTTTTAGTTGGGAATCCATCACCTACATATTTTGTACCTTTTATGGAAGATAAGCTTCCTTTAACTATAGAACTTGGTGTTATATGTTGTTCACTGTCACTACCTAAACTTAAAGTTTTGGTACCATTATATCGTTTTCCTTGACCTTTAGCTTTAATCTTGCTTCTAACAGGCTTATGTACGTGTTTTGCTACTAATCCACCGCAATCTCTAAATCCTTTTGTTGTCTTATCTCCATTCAAAGTAAAAGTACCTACCGAAGGTTCTCGAAAATATTTTTTCTTACTGTTATTATCTTCACCATCAGGTTCAATTTGTGCTCCAATTAATAAACTACCGATCAAAACTTTTCCGTAGGCAACAGGTATTGTTTTACCAAGTCCAGTTGAATTTGTCGCACCAGTGTATGCAAATGTTTGTGTACCATCAGCACCTTTTGATAAAGAAGCTGGGCCACTCGTAAAGTTAGTAAAAGAACCTTCCGTATCCATAAATGAAGGTGTTGGTTGTGGTGCGATAATATTACTGACCCCACCTACTACAAGAGAACCGCCAATTGCTATTGTTGCTTTTGTTATAAACCCTGCTGAAGCAAAACCTGGTGCAAAAGGAATAGCAGCAGGGTTAAAAAAACTTGCAAAACTTATTCCACCAGTTGCCATTCCTACGCCTACCATTAAAGCACCTAAAGCAATCTTTCCCACATTACCGCTACCACTAATAACTGGTGTAATAACTAAATCGTGTGAACCTAACGGTAAAAATAAATCTGACAACTCTAAATCAATATCTACTTGCTGAACTTTATAAAAAATACCTTGTTCATGAGAAGTTGCTAAATCTTTTGCAAATTCTGGATAATTAATACATAAAAGTTTTAAAGCTTCTGCTGGTGTTTTTAAATTATAATAGACATGAGTTTCCCCGTACTTTTTTCCTAAGTCATCTAAAAGCAGAACTTTATTTTCCATATCTAAAAACTGCTTTTGTACTCCTTCTATAATAGAGGTTATAGTTTTCAGTACAACTTAATGATTCATATTTTTGATGTAAAATACTATTATCACCAAGAAAAATTGCTGCATGCATAGGATTTTTTGTACCTAATTTCATAATTAAAACATCATCTTTTCTCCTATCCTCAAAATTTATTTGTTTAAAATTACATTTTTTTGCTTGATCTAAAAAAATACTCTTACTTGTTATTAAATCTTTCGGCCTTTCATAATCTGGCATAATTATTCCTAACAATTTATAGTAATCCCTAACGATAGTATAACAATCAAATTTTCCGTACAACCATTGACGGCCAACTAAGGATTTATAATCTGCCATTTATCCTGTGGTATAAGGTAAACGTACCAAGGTGTCTTGCTTGCTTTACAAGCTTTTTTATCTGGTTCGCTTGCATCTCCTCCTTCTGGGTGACTATGAATAATATATTGAAAAACTCCCTTTGATCTGGCTTTTAAAAAATCTTTTGGATGTATTGCAAAATTATCTTCTGGGGTATCAGAAATATTATTGCAGGGATAATAACTATCATTAACAACAATACCGCAAGTTTCTTGTGGTGCGTTTTTTAATGCGTGTTGTTTTGCGTCTTCTAAAAACTTTTGCATTAAATTTTTACTTTTGAATCTCTGTATTTTCTTTTAGGTAATCTTAAGTTTGTCATATCAATTTTTCCAGTAAGTTCAAACACTACTGTATTTATGTTTTCACTAACTAACCTGTCAACGTACCATCTATCGTCAGCTTCAAATATTGCAGTAGGATCTGCTGTTGTATGACTACTTTGATCCGAAAAATTTTCTTTATCTAAAAACTTTTTGCAAGTTTTTATTCTTAGCAACTCTGCATGAAGCGGATTGTACAAAAGTAACAATGCAGATATAGCACTGTTAGTATTAGCAATTTCAAATTTTGGTCTTGGTAATGTTCCTTTGGTAGTTTTATTAAAGCCTGTTATTTTTACAGGTAACGGTTCATAAGACTGTGTATTAAAAACAATATTTGTCTTTATCTCGTTAGTACCAGCATGATAATAATATGGAGAAATTGTTTGTCCATTCACGTTTTTATCAAAAGTTAATTTAAATAATTCTATTTCAGCAGACGGTTCAAGTGACTGAAGTTCTGGACTAACAGCTTTTGAAGCTGGTATTTGTATAGACTGTAAAGTTATTGTACAAGGGCCTGTTTTTCCATGAATATCGGATAAATTTTTGGATACTTTGTTATTTAAATCATTGTCTGAAACATCGTCAAATTTTATCTTTGTGGCGTTAGTTACTTCAACAATATAATTGGCTTCCCAATGTTTCAGTTGTGAATGAGTAGATGAAAATTTAACAACATCTCCATCTTTAAAAGGGTGATCTTGATTAAAAGTTACAAATATTTTTATGTTACTTTGGTCACTATCAATTTCAAAAGTTCCATCTAATGAAATCATGCTTCGGCAACCTCCCTAAATGTTGCTGTAATTGTAGCTCTATTTAAATAAGGTATAGTTTTATTCCATTGTGTACAAATCATTTTTTTACTGGCACTTTCACCAGCAGGGGTGTAATCAAAATTTTGTACACCAGCCATTAAGTCAAGAAAATCTTCTATTACGTCTGAATCTGTTTCACTTATATTTTGCCATTTAAATTGATAAACTTTTAAATTTTGATTTATACCAAAAGTAGACCTCTGCTGATAGCCGTCACCAAATTGTGCAATACGAATGTTTGGTGCGGAGTTTTTTGTTGTCCCGTAAGTTGGGTTTGGAGCCGTTGCTGGGAAAGTTGCCATTAGCTTAATAAACCTCCATCCATTTGTTGGTTAACTATTTCAGATTGTACTGCTGCTGCTATCAATTCACCTAGCTGATTTGCAGATTGGTCATCACCTTGTACAGACGATCCAGAAGCGTCTACATTGACCACCACGTTTGTTAAACTCCCACCTAGTTCGTGATTAGCAGTAACTTTTCCTGTTACTCCAGGGGTGAATAATTCTGGTCCCTTCTCTCCAACAATATATGATTTATTAGGTTTGGTAACACCACCATCTGCAAAAAATCCACCAATTCCAGGGATTGATCTAAGTAAAGAAGTAGCCCCAAAATCAATTAACTGTCTTTGAATTGAGCCAAATACACTACGAGCTACTTCACCTAAAGTCATAGTTCCTTTTATTGCACCATCTATTGCATCAACAAGACCCGATTGAACTGTATTAGCAATACCTTTATATAAAGTATCAACCCTTATTAATTCTTCTCTTATTCTCAATGAATTATCTAATTGATTTAATTGCGAATCAGTTAGTTTTATGTTTAAATCTTCAGCAGCTTCTAGTATTTTATTTCGATCTCTCATAAATTCAGCTTCTCTACTTCCTAAAGTTATTGAATTTTCAAGGAAAGTATTATTATCTCTTAAACTTTTTGTAATATCTAAATAAGCTAATCTTTGTATATCAGCATCTTCTGTAATTTTTTCTTGTAAATCAAAGAAATGTTGTAATCCAGCAATTCTATTTTGAAGGTCTTTAAATTCTGGAGATCTTCTTATTTTTCCTAAGTCACTACCTGACCTTCCTTGAGTTAGAGCATCTCTTTTTCCTATCAAGGTCGTCATTAAAGGATCTTGATTAAACTGTGCTCTTTTTAATCTATCTGCTCTAAGATTTCTATTTGCTAAAGCCTGACCAACACCAGAATTTGCAATAGTATTAAAAATACCAGCAAGTCCAGCACCTAACCTTGTAAAAACTTTTGCCATAGAATTTAACATATCTTGCATACGCTGAGTAAATTCTTGAATATCTTTAGTTCCTTTTTCTCCTATTAAACTATTCATTCTATTTATTGATTCGTTATATGCAACTTGTTTTCCTTCAACTTTTTCAAGTAATTTAAAATATTTTTCTGTAGAAGTTCCTACTCCTCCAATAGCTTTCATTATTGGGTCTAAATTAAAGTTTTCTACACTAAGAGCTTTTCCCAGTTCTTTAATCTTTTCTGTTGCTGTTGTTATTTGTTGAAGAACAGCAGTAGCTACAAGACCTCCAGCAAAACCTCCCATCTGTCCACCCATTTTTGTCCCTAAGAAACCACCAGCAAAACCAGCAGCACCTCCAATCGGACCTTGTCCAAATAACAGTGGGAAAGCTCCAGAAATTAATCCACTTTTTAAGGCTGCTCCTGTTCCTTTGTTGTTAAATTTATCAAGTTTATTTCCTTGAGCTTGTGCTTTATTGTTTTTAATTTGTGCTTCTGTATTTTTATTAACTTGAACTGTTTCTCTACCTAATGCTTTAGCTTGTTTAGTTGAAGCTGCTAATGCAGTTTTATGTTCTTTAGTTCCAATTTTTAAACTAGTTGTATATTCATCTAAAGCATCTGCTGTTGCGTTTTGAGCATTAGCTGTTTCGCCAAACGCACCTTTAGCCTTATTAACAGCTTTGACAATATTTTCCATGTCTTGCGTATATTTCTTTAAATCATTACGAGCACCTTGTCCTGCTTTACCCCCTGTATTTTGAGGGTTCATTATGTCTATTTGTCGAATATTATCTACGCTTTTTGTTAATTCTTTTACTTTAGTACTTAACCTATCAAGACCAGATTGCCCTTTTACTCTTAAATTTATATTTACACCGTAATCAGCCACAACAAAAACAAAACTTTATTTTAGTGTACCGCTTTTAGCGTTTTCTTGCTTGCGATTTATTCTTCGCATCTTCATAAGCTTTATCCTCGTATTCTTTCTTCAACTCATAGTAAGCAAGCCAATTTACGTATTCTTCTTGAGTCAATTTGTTTGCAAGTTCTTGAATAGTCATTTTTAATTCTGAAGCCAAAAAAAACATAAAAAACCAATCGTCTTTAACTTTTTAAAGTTGCTTTCGCTTCCTCCACTTTGTATTCAGAACCAGAATTTATCATTGCAAGTTGAATATCTTGTAAGGTAGTTGCATTTACTTCTCTTCGTAAAGAAGCTTTATGACCGTCTTGAAATAATCTTTGACCATCTTTATTTAATGCTTTTGTAATCATAAGATTTAATGCAAAGTCATCATTACTTCCTGACTCTCCAGATTTTGTAACGATTGATTCTCTTTCTGCAATAGTTAATGGATTCCAATAAATCTCTAAAACTGTTACATCTCCTTCTTTTAATTCATACATATACTTTTGGCTTACACCAAATTTGTTTTTGAGCAGTTCAATCGCTTCCATAAATTTATTAGATTGCTATTCTATTATACTAGGCGTTTGCTGAAAATTGAC